GGGTGTATCTGATATGCATTTGAACGGTATACACAACTGTTGAATTGTAATAAATATCTTGGATTTGGGTGTATCTGATATGCATTTGAACGGTATACACAACCCAGTTGTTCGGAATTTCCGAACGGTTGCGGTGTATCTGATATGCATTTGAACGGTATACACAACGTGATTCAACTAAGGGCGAGCAGCACATACGGTGTATCTGATATGCATTTGAACGGTATACACAACTGTGGCATTGTATTTATCATAGTTAACTTGGGTGTATCTGATATGCATTTGAACGGTATACACAACCTGAACTTGTTGGATTGTATTCCAAATGTCGGTGTATCTGATATGCATTTGAACGGTATACACAACACTAATTAAATAAAAAGGACTACTAAATGTAGTCTTTTTTATTTGTCGGGTATTTATTATAAAAAGAATTAAAATGTCAATATACAGGTCATATTTTTTAAAAAATAATACATTAATTAGTAATAATGTAACAAACAATTCACAAAATCCTGTGACTGAAATATCATACGGTGGTTTTGGTGAGATTATTACAAGATTTATATTTGATATTGATTTTTCTAATTTACAAAATAGAATTCAAAAAGGTATTATCAATCCTCAAAGAATAAAAAAACACATATTACACATGACTAATACGATTAGTTATGCAAAGGAATATGTTGGTAAAAAATCATATTCACAATCAATAGATAGAGCAAGTAATTTTAGTTTAGAAATTTTTAATATCAAACAAAATTGGGATGAGGGTACTGGTTATGATTTTATCTATACAACCGATTTATCTAATAATGTGAAGCCACAGGCATCAAATTGGTATTCAGCAACAACATTATCACAATGGGAAAATTATGGTGCTTATATTAGTGGTGTTAGTGAAATTATTGGTGTTCAAAGATTTGAAAAGGGTAATGAGGATATTCATATTGATATTACTGATTATGTTAATCAAAGACTATTTGGTACTGGTTTAACTGAAAATGTTGTTTATAGTGGAATTTCATATGGGTTGGGTATTAAATACACAAATGATTTCGAAAATTTAAAAACATATAATATACAAGCAGTTGCGTTTCATGCGAAAAATACCAATACTTGGTTTGAACCGTATGTTGAAACAATAATTGATGATGAAATTTCTGATGATAGAAATTATTTTTATTTAGATAAGGAAAATGATTTGTATCTATATATTAATGTTGGTGGATTTCCACAAGATATTGTTGTGAATTCAGTTAATATTTACGATAATGAAGATAAACTAATTATGACATTTACTGGTGATTCAGTAATAAATGTATCAAAAGGTGTTTATAAGGTGTCATTTTTTGTTAATTCTAATGATTATCCAGATGGTATTATATTTAATGATGTGTGGGATTTAACAATTAATGGGAAAAATAGTAAATATTTTGGTAATTTTTATTTAATTGATAATTCACAATACATTAATATTAATCGTGATAATAGTTTAGTATTATCTAATTATCATTTTAATTTTTGGGGTATTGGTGAAAAAGAAAAAATAAGAGCAGGTAATATTAGAAAAATAAAAATAAATATTAAAGAATTTTATCCAAATCAAAATAAATTCATACCTTTAGATATTGAATATAGGTTATATACTACTATTGGTGATAAATGGGAAATTGATATAATTCCATTTACAAAGGTTAATAGAACAAATAGTGGTTATGAATTTGATTTAGATACATCATGGTTAATACCACAGGATTATTATCTTCAATTAAGGCTAAGAGATGGATATTATTACGAGGATAAAAAACCAATATCGTTTACCATAGTTTCAGATAATATCTTATGATATTCTATAAAATGTTGCAAATTTTAAAATTTTGATTTATATTTGTGCCGTTGATTATTTATTAATTGACGATTGTTATTGTATTTTTTTAAGTGGTTTTTTTATTACCGTAAAATAAATTAATTATTAACTGTAAATTTTAATGACTATGAATGATGAAAATGTATTGATGAACACACAAGGTGATGATTTATCAGAACTGAAAAAATTGTTTGCTAATTATCAACAAAAGCAAAAAGAAGGTACTGCAAAAAGAGGTAAATCTCGTGAAGAAATTTTGGCAAAGTATTTTGTGCCAAGAAAAACAAAAGAAGTTTTTAGAATTTTACCACCAAAACCGGGAAGAAAACACATTGAAGAGGCTTATTTTCATGTAGTTACTGTGAATGCTGCTGGTGGTAAAAAGAAACATGGTACAGTTCTTTATTGTCCAGCACACAATGATCCTAAAGTTGTGAAATTAGATGCTAATGGCAATCCAGTTTTAGGTAGTGATGGTAAACCACTATTAGTGCACGCACCCTGTCCATTATGTGAAAAACATAAAACACTTATAGCAAAACAAGATCCTTCAATTAGGGGTATTAAAAAAGAAAATATGACACCTGAGCAGTTGAAGATTAAGCAAAAAAATGATGAAATTTATAAGGAAGCGATTAAATGGGAAGCGAAAAAATTTTATATAATTCGTGGTATTGATAAGGGTGCTGAAAAAGATGGTGTAAAGTTTTGGCGATTTAAACACAATTATAAAAATCAAGGCACGTTAGATAAACTACTACCAGTACTTGAAGAATATATGATTGTGAATAAAGCGGATTTTTCTGATCCAGTAAATGGTACTGATTTATCTATAACAATGACTGAAAGTGAATTTAATGGTCATATATATAAAGCAGTATCGGCGATAACATATCGTGGAAAATCTTTATTAAGTCAAGACCCTATTGTTGCAAAACAATGGCTTGATGATAATATTACATGGCGGGATGTGTTTAAACCTAAAACAGCCCCCGGTATGACACCTTATGAATTTTTACAATCTGTTGCAAATGGTACTAATCCGTATTGGGATGATACTGATGCGAATAATAAACATTGGGTATTTCCGGGTCGCCCTGATTTGGAAGAAGCAGCAAATACACGTAGGGCAATTTTTGATGATTATGACGATGATTTTGAATTTGCTTCTGATATTTATGATAATGAATCGGTAAGTATTAGTAATATCACACAATCAAAAGTTGGTAAGTTTAATGACGATGCAACTGATTTGGGTAATGAAATTTTATCTGAAAATAAAATTGTTTCAAATACCCAATCAAGTGTAAAATCTGATGATATTGAAGATGTTGTTAATGATGAATCTGAATTTGATGATTACGATGATTTACCATTTTAATTGAATTTATATTTAACGGATAGTGGGTGGTATCATACCACTCACTATTTAAATCTCTAACAAAATTAATTGTTGAATATTATGGCAAAAAAAATCAATGAAGATGTTCCAATGAATGATGTGCGTAAACCTACGCCGAAGAAAAACTTTTCGTTGGATAATTTTAAAAAGAAAGCGGGTATTGAAGATATTTCTGACAAGCCATTAGAATGGATTGAATTTTCTAAGGGTTTTAAAAAAGCAACAGGATTACCCGGTGTTCCAAAGGGTTATGTAACGTTATTTAGAGGTCATACCAATACAGGTAAATCAACTGCAATATGTGAATCATTGGTTGCTGCACAAAGAAAGGGGATTTTACCTATATTAATTGATACTGAAAATAATATGGGTAGGGGTAATTATAGGTTAAAAGAACTTGGGTTTGATTTTGATAATTATATTAGAATTGATAATGATTATTTATTGAACGAATTTGGTAAAAAGCAGAATAAAGATAGAACTGAAGCATCGATTGAAGATTTGGCAAAATGTTTCTATTATTTTCTTGACATGCAAGATGCTGGTGAATTACCATATGATTTATTATTTGCAATCGATTCAATCGGTACTTTAAATTGTGTTAAAACAATTGAGGCTGCCGAAAAGGATGATACGCAGAATAATATGTGGAATGCTGGTGCATATGAAAAGGCGTTTATGTATTTGTTAAATAATACAATACCTAGTTCAAGAAAAGAGAATAGAAAGTATACAAATACCGTTGTTGCGGTACAAAAGATATGGATTGATAATATGAATAAAGGTGTTGTTAAACACAAGGGTGGTGAAACGTGGTATTTAGGCTCAAGACTGATATATCATTTTGGTGGTATTCTTAGTCATTCTACCAAAGCAGCGACTGCTGAGAGTAAAAAACGTGAGGTTAGTTATGGTATTGAAACAAAAATCAGTGTAGCAAAAAATCATGTTGACGGTCCGCTTGGTGGTATTTCAATGGAAGGTCGCATAATATCAACACCACTTGGCTTTGTTCATCCTGATGATAAAGATGCGTTTAAGAAAGAACATATTCTTTATTTTCGTAATTTATTTGAAGATAATAGTATTAGTGCTGATGATTTAACACTTAACACTAAAGCGATTGATAGTAATGGTAAAATTTCATTTGCTGATGGCGTTATTGAAAGAACTGATGTTGATGAATAATGAAAATTAGAACTTTATTAGTGGATTCTTCCTATCTTTTGAAGCGTTCATTTCATGGCGCAAAGGATACATATTCTGTAAATTTTGGTCATATTGGTGGTTTATATTCCTTTTTAACAACAATTCGTATGTTAATAAAAGAACACATGATTAATAAGGTGGTTTTAGTATGGGATGGTGAGGGTGGTGGTATTTATCGTCATAGAATTGATAAGGAATATAAAGCAAATCGTAAAACGAAAGAATGGTATAAAAAAATTGAAATGACTGAAGCAGAAATTCGTAGAGAAAAAGAAAAGGAAGAATCCCTATTAAAGCAAAGAAAAAGAATACAAGCGTATGCAGAAGAGTTGTTTTTAAGACAAATTGAGGTTGATAATATTGAAGCAGATGATATAATTGCTGAATATTGTTTAAGAAATTATGATAAAGAAGAAATTTTTTTATATTCTAATGATAGGGATTTTGCACAATTATTAGATTTAAATATAACAATAATTTTTCCAAATATCGAAAAGCCGATAACAAAGTATAATTATTTAATGTATTTTGACCATCATTATACTAATGCTTTAACAATAAAAATAATTTGTGGTGATACTGCTGATAATATTAAAGGTATTGATGATGTTGGTGAAAAAACATTATTAAAATATTTTCCCGAATTAAAATATAAACAACTTACAGTTCGTGAAATTTGTACAAAGGCGGATTTAATTAATAAAGAACGTATTATTAATAAAAAAAAGCCAATAAAATCATTAGAAAATATATTAAAAAATATTGATAGATTAAAAATTAATTATAAATTAGTAAATTTAAAAGAACCGATGTTAAATGAACTGGCGATTGATGAATTAAATCAGTTAGAAATGCCACTATCCCCCGAAAATAGGGGTAGTAAAAATTTATTTAAAATGATGCAAGAAGATGGTTTTTTAAGCATATATGGTAGTACATTTCCAAATTATGTTGAACCATTTTATACTGTAATTATGAATGAGAAACAACTACTTACAGAGTATTTGAAAAAAAATAAAAGAAATATATAAAATTTTCTTTTATTATTATTAAAACAAATTTATATTTGTAAATAAATTATTAATCAATTAAATTATATACGTATGAGTAATATTGATGGAAACAATATTTTTAAATTTTCTCTTTATCAGAATGATATTTTATTTTGTGAGAAAATTTATGATGCGGATCAGTTTAATCCGTTTACTAGGTATTCAATTGATATTCGTGATATTTTACCACGAATAATTTCAAGATTACAAAAAACATTATCAAAGCGTAGTTATGTTACTGACTATGGTGTTGGTAGAATTAATTTTGATGATGTTAATAGTGATGAGTATTCTTATGACTTAATTCATTCTGAACATGTGTATTATAATCCAACACCAATAACACAACAAATTGACGATAAAATTATTCATGGTGTTGAATTTAAATTTGGTTTATATATAAACAATAATCCGATTGTTGAAAGAATTTTTTATGTTGATTCATTTAATCCCATTTCAAGATGGTCTGTTGATATTGTTGAAACATTTGTTGAAATAACTGATAGTATTGTAGAAAGAATAAAAAAGAATGATATTAAAAACATTTGGGATGATTATGATTTAATAAATCGTAAAGGACTCACATTTCTTCAGGTTAGAGAATTATCACTTGCCGATAGAGAAAGATTGTTGAATAGTTTAAAAAGTTGCTGATGATTTAATTATTAGTATTATTTCAACAAATATGTTATTATTTTGCAATAATTTTATTGTTGTGTATTGTTATATTTTTTAAAAATAGATAGAAATGGGAGATATTAATGAAAATACATTTAGTGCTTATTTAGGACCTGAATTTCAACAAAAATTAATGTGGCAACTTTTGGTAGAACCTGAATTTGCTGAAAAAACAATACCCAATTTATCGATCGATTATTTTGATGATCCTAATTTAAAAAGATTATATATAATTATATTAGAATATTATCGTGATTATCAAAAAGTACCAAATCTTCAAAATAAGAGTATACATCAAGCAATTAATAAATATAAAACACCAAATAATTTAATAGAAGAGGAAGCATTATTTTCTATAGTTAAAAGAATTGAGTTGTGGAATGAGAGAGTCATTAATAAACAAATGTTATATGATGGTGATGCGGTACAAAAAACAACTAATCAATTTATAAAACAACAAGAATATAGAAAAGTTGCTGAATATATTTTAGAAAAAGTTAAAAATGGTGAAATAAAAAATAAGAATATTGTCTTTACCATTGAGGAACGTTTTCAAAAAATATCAAATATTGGTGAAGATAATGATGATTGTGAAGAAGTTATTGAGGGTATTGATAATGCGTTGAGAAAAGAATTCAGACAACCCATTGCGACTGGTATTGGTGCTATTGATGCACTTACTGGTGGTGGTTTGGGTAAGGGTGAAATTGGTATTGTTTTATCACCATCAGGTGTTGGTAAAACAACATTTTTAACAATAGTTGCGAATACTGCATATGAAGATGAAAAAAATGTTGCGCAAATAATTTTTGAAGATACTAAAGATCAGATAAAACGTAAACATTATACGATTTGGGCAAAATCTAAATTAAGTAAATTGGATGAAGATGAAGAGAATGAAAGGGTATCTAAAATTGTGCATGAGAAGGCAAAAAAAATGGAAGGTAAGGGTAGATTGATTATAAAAAGATTTAGTCAAGAAAACACAACAATGTTAGATATTAGAAATTGGATGATTGCATATCAAAAGAAATATGGATTTAAATTTGATATTTTAGTTTTGGATTATTTGGATTGTGTTGAATCACATAAAAAAACATCTGATAGAAACGATGCTGAACTTTCGGTAATAAAAGCATTCGAAGCATTAGCATCTGATTTTAATATTCCTGCATGGACTGCAATACAAACAAACCGTTCGGGATTTAATGCTGAGTTTGTTGATGCACAGCAATCTGGTGGTAGTATTAAAAGAATACAAAAAGCCCATTTTTTTATGAGTATTGCAAAAACACAAGAACAAAAAGAAGCACAATTAGCAAATATTTCGATTTTAAAAGCGAGATTTGCACAAGATGGGCAAAAATTTGAGGATTGTATATTCAATAACGATACTATGCAAATTATAATAAACGATCCCAGATACCAATTTTCTAAAGTAAATAAGTCATTAAAACATTATGATGATAATGATATAAAAAAAATAGAAGAAAAGGCGAATAAATTAAATGAATTGGGTAATGAGAATTTAAATTCAAATGAAGGTGTTATTTTTAATGTGTTAGATAATTACAATAACGATGATTTATCGGAAAATTTTAATACGAATTGTTGTGCTGATACTTCAAATGATAACACAATAATTTCGAATATTGAAAATATTGATAGTGTAACAAATGATTTTAATTTGATTGACCCAGATGTATCTATGGGTGTTGATAATAATAATATTAATGATTTGTTATCACAATTACGTAAGACGCAAAATGTGAAACGCAAAACGTGAAATATGTCGTGAGTTATGTTTTTAAAATCGATGATTTTTCCAATCATCGATTTTTTTTACAATTAGTATTTATTATTATAAATTAAAATTATTTGATTATGAAAAGAAATGTTGATGATTTTTATTTAAATCAAATTACTGAGGAATTGTTATTTTTTGAAAACGTTAATCAGACAAAGAATTTTTTGAAATCAAAAAATCTTGATCCGAATACAAATACCACAGGTAAAAATATTTTTGATACTATTACTGGTATTACTAGGGGTGACGGTTATACTTATTTATTAACACGTTTTTATTTAAATGATAATGTACCAATTAAACGTTTAAAAAATTTACACGATTATATTAAACAAAACAAAACAATTTTAACTAAATTACCTAAACCAATTTTATCTTATGAAACATATGAAGAACTTTATCAAGATATTATTGATTTTGAAGGTAATAGATTTTTGAAAAAATTAATAAATGAATTGCCACTTAATTTAAGAAAGCAATACGAAACACTTAACGATGATGAAAAAAATATTATAAAAAATGCTGCTGATGATTATTATAGTAAACTAACAAAAGATCATCGAAGATATTTTATGGATAGTATTAGTGGTTATAAAGATATTGGTGTGGTTATTAATAATTTGGTTGGTTATATTCATGCTGTGGTGAGTGGGCAAGATTATTTTTCAATCAAGAAAAAAATTGAAAACACACCAGATACCGAAATAGTATATGATGATTTGAATAAAAAAATATTAATTGCACATATAAAAACTTTTGAATCTTCGACTATATTGGGTTGTACTACGAAGTGGTGTATTTCTAGAGATAAAGAACATTGGAATAGTTATAGACGTGGTGGTAAAAATATTTTTTTTATATGGGATTTTAATTACACCCCCAATAATGATTATTATTTGGTAGGTGTTGCGTATTATAGAAAAAAACCTGAACATTCGGCAACACATGTAAAGGGTAATGATAAGGTTAGTTTAGGTGCGATTCTTAAAAGTAAGGGGTTAACTTATGATATTTTTGATAACTATATTGATGAATTAATAAAATCTAAATTAAATGTCAATGATATTGATTTGATGGATGCATTAATGAATTATGATGATAATCCTGATTTGCTTATTAATGTAATAAGTAATAGTAATATTATTAATAGTTTTAATACGTCAGATGGTGTATCGTATGACGATGATGTTGTTTATTTGGGATTATCTGACACCGAAATGGCTGATATGTTAGAAATCGATTATGACGGTTTTAATTATATATATACAATTTCAAATGGTCTTTACTATTATGAAGTGGATGATGATGAATTAAATTATATGTATAATAGATTAGATAATGATACAATTGCACTGGTGAAGAAATTGTTAAAAAAAATTGGTGTTTCTGATGAAATGATTGGTAATATTTCAGAAGAAGGTGTTTTAAAAAACTTATTTGAAAAAATGGGTTGGGGTGAAATGTTTGATGAATATATTTATTATATAAATGATGCTATTAATGATGCAATGAGAGAAAAGGCATTAAGAATACTAAATGAAATACCGTTTGATATTTTTAATGGGAGTTTTATTGTTGGTAATATGATATCATACATGGAAAAACATCATATCACTGCTCATAATTTTGATGAGTTGATTGATGAAATTAAAAATAATTTACCAGAAATTTCATATGAAGCGTTAAATGATGTAATTTATGATAACAATGTGTTAGATTTAAGATATTTGAATGGTTATGTGTTAGATTTTGTTGGTGATATTATACAAAATAATGAATATTGGTTACAAAATAAATTAATTGATATAATAAAAGTACTACATAAATGGGGGTTTGAAGTATTAATTGGGAAAAATTATGCAGTGAAAGAATATAAAAATATGAAGATTATTGTTAATGATATTGATGTTGATGAAAATATTAACGATACTATTGTTACTGCAACACTTTATTATAATGAACATTATTATCATAACATATTGGGAAAACCAAAACCTCAAAACAGAAAAATTAAAGTTCCTTTGAATAAGTTACGTAATTATATACAACAATTAGAAACACCGTTTGATATGAATGAAACAAAATCTAAATCAAGAAAAATTATACATGATGTATTATTTGAATTAATAAAAGAAAATTTTCTTTTAAAAAGGGGTTAATTTTTTTATATTAAAAAGTTTTTTTATTGATGTGTAGTATTTATTACATGCAATTAAATAATTGATTTTTGACAATATTGCGGGTTGGAGTAATGGTAACTTACTTGGCTCATAACCAAGATATAAGGGTTCGAATCCCTTACCCGCTACAAAAATTACATTTTTGGCTGTTAATACCAGTGTTTTTATAAAAACGGGGCGTATTACCTAACATTTGATGGTTAAGAATGGTTTTTCAGATTAAATTATCTGGTTTTTCAAAAACGTTATTAATGGTATTAAAGAAAGTGGAGATGTTACGATAAAAACATTTCCACTTTTTTATTTTATTGTTGATTTTAATTTTATTTGATTGTATTTATATTAAATATAATTCAACCAATTTGGTTGAATTAGTTAATTAACAGGACGGTCATTAACTTACATAATTTGAATTATATAAAATTTAATTAATTCATATGACATTTTTTGCTAGACCTAATTTAGATGACGTACAATTTAGACAAGAAACTGGTAGTACATTGACGCTGAGTGGTAGTACGATTATTAGCAGTTTCAGTGGTTTGTCATTGAGCGATAATTATGGTGATAGAATACCAATTGTTATTTCTGGTCAATCTGAAGGAAAGGTTATGACATACAAATCAGGTTGTATTGTGCTTTCTGAAATAACAACGACTGCAAATATTACATATAGTGGTGCATCACCAACAACATGTACTGTAGGTGGTTTAGTATCGGGTACTGATATTAGTGGATGTAATATTAATAAAATTATTGAAATGATGGCATCTCCAGTGGTATCACCAACATTAACGCCACCCTTTGCAACGTTATCTTTAAATCCAAACCCAAGTGTTTATGAAGTTGGTAGTAGTATATCTTTTATTGCTACTGGTTGTTATAATATGGGTTCTGTATCACCAGTGTATTGTAACGGTCCTTCAACAAGAACTGGATTGCCAACAGAATATAACTTTTTCTATAATGGTGGAGTTCCAATTAAAATTACAACATCTAATTTATGCACAACCACATCAATTAATGGTGTTGTTAGTAATGGTAATAATGGGGTTGGTTTATATGTGTGTTATTCTGCTGGTGAATATCCAAAAAGAAGTAATGGGGATACTGTTGGTATGACATGTTGTCCTGCGGGTGTTTCAAGTACAGTATGTGTTAATTTTGTTGGCACTTATCCATATTTTTGGGGAAGTAGTGATACAAAACCAGTTATTAATCAAATATTAATTAATAGTGCAAATAAATGTGTAGGAATTAGTAGCGGTAATGTTATTGTTAGTAATTATGATGTGGTTGGAAAATATATTTGGTTTGCAATTCCAAGTGAAAGTGCGACAAAAACGAAATGGCAAGGATCGAATTCACCAACTAATTGTGGTACAATACCCGGTGATTTATTTGATTCTGAAGTTGTATGTGCAATAAATTCACCAAATAATTGTTGGTCTAATGTTAGTTATAAATTTTATGTAAGTAATTATCCAACAAGTATTAATTATCAAATGACTTTTAAAAATAGTTAGATATGTCAATACAGTATAATGAGAATATAAAAATTGCTGCACCCGCACCACTTGATAAAAGATATTTAAGTATTAGAAGTGTTAATGGTGTTCAAGTACCGTATTCATCAACCACAGAAGTTAATAATACTATAATATTAAGCGAAAGATATATTGGATTAACTGTTAATGTTAATGGTGTTGAGTATTGGTACAAAGACGGTATTTTAGATAATGATTTAATTGAAAAAAAATACAATACCAAATTTTCAATTGATAATATTATTACTGGTGGTACAAATATTGGTTATTTTAGCGGGTATAGCGGAATTCAAATATTACCAATAAATCATTTATTAGATGGTAATTATGATGGTAATTATCAATCATTATATAATTATTATTACAGAGGTGTTGATGGTAAAATTCATACTGGTGTATCGCCAATAGATGGTATTGGTAGAAGGGGTTATTATAGTCAATCAATTGACAAATCTTGGTTGTGGAATGAATATACTGGTAGTTCTAATATAAGGGGTTGGATTCTTGTTGATGGCAATATTGAAAATAATATTGGTGTTTTTTTAAATGGTGTTACATATTATACAGGTATTGGATTATCAAAACCATATACAGGTGCAACGTGGCAACAGGGGGTTGCTTATAATAATGGTTCTAATTTAGTAATTAATGCTGTTATTGGTAGTGTGAATACTGGTACAACGTATATTGTCGGATCACCTGTATATAGTCATACTGACAATAGTTTAATGAACTATAGAACAATTAAATCAAAAACACCAAATTATATAAATGTTAGTTACGATGAATCTTTTATATATTTATCTGGTGCAAGTGCTATAATATCTGCACAAAATGTTGGTGTTGGTACTGGTGTTTATAAAACTAGAACTGGTGATACAATACAGTTTAAATCATTAAAAGGTAGCGGTGATACGTTTATAACACAATCTGGTGATGATATTATAATATTTTCAAGTTCTGAAAGTGGTAGTGGTTATGCAATTACTGGTGCAACTAATATTGGTAGTGGTGTTGGTATATACTCAAACGTTGATTATAGAAAATTACAATTAAGAACAATAATTGGTTCTGGTAGTACGATAATAAATCAAAGTGGTGATAGTATAATAATTAATTCTATTGGTGGTGGTGTGTTTACTGAAAATATTGTTGTTAGTATTGCTGATGGAAAAACATTTGGTAAATATGTTAATGGTGATATAATACCTTCAAGTGGTAAAACTGCACAAGAAGTAATTAAGATGGCATTGACGGAAGCGTTAGAACCTACAGTAAATTTATCATCATCGGGTAATGATGTTGTGTTTGGTAAATCCCAGAAAATTGTAAATCTCTCATTCTCATATACGATAAATACGTTAAATGCGCATGTTGATACAGTATTACTTGAATGGAGAAGAAACGATACTGGTGATTGGAATGTATTACCAATAACAACTGATATGACACAATATGCACACGTAATTAATGAAACTGATAGATTTGATTCAACAATTATTAACTATAGATATACGGTAACAGATAGTGAGGGTGCAACAAAAACTGTTACACATAATGTTACACCTGAACAATATGCAGCACCAACAATGTCAATTACATTAAATGGAACAATTACATCACCTGAAACACAAAATGTTAGAGAAAAAGGAAATGTTATTAGTAGTCCAAGTGGCACAATATCATCAAATAGAGCGTTAGTTAATATTACTGCATGGACGTTAGAAAGAAGATATAATGGTGGTACTTGGCAGATATTATCATCGGCAAGTGGTTTAAACGTTCAATCAGTATCTATTCCGCAGTATAACGATAATACTGGAATACCAACGAATGCTACTTCAATTGAATATAGAATTGGGTATACTGATGAGTATACAAGTGGTAATGGTGGCAATCAATCAATAACATTTAAATATTTTTCATATTGGGGATTTAATACAAACACAACAATTAATGAAACACAAGTAGAAGCGTTGTCATATAAAAACTTTAAATCGTCAGTTGCGTTAACTTGGAATAATATTAATACTCCAATAGGTAATTATACATATTATGCGTATCCAAGTACATATAATGATATTACATCAATTATAAAGAATGGTGTTAATCAGGATTTTGGTGCATGGTCAAAATTATCGAATGTTTCAGTAACTAATTCTTATGGTGAAACATTGACATATAAGGTGTATAGAACAAATGCAACTGGTGCGTATGGTGCTACTGATTGTATTTCAATAACATAAATTATTATACATAAAATAATAATATAGTAAAATGGCATTAAGACAATCTGATATATTAGAACATAATAACCCTAATCTAGCGGTTGCAGATAGTGATTTTGTTAAGGGTGGTTTTAGATCACCTGTTAATGATTTAATAGAATTATATGCATTATCGAATAAAGTTGATGAACCCACTGCTGCTGGACAGTTGAAAGAACATGCAACAATAGTATATGTGATATCTGAAAATAAATATTATGAATTGGTGGATATTAATAACGTTGGTAATAGTAACGGTTGGAAAGAGTTTTCGTTAGGTGGTGGTGGTAGTATTACTGGTGTTACAAATGGTTTACATTTATCAAATTCGGGTAAGGTAATTGCATTAGGTGGTGAATTAACTGGTGATACTTCATTTAGTGGTGGTGTGTTGAAATATACAACACATTTAAATTTTACTGGTGATACTGATATTATTGATAAACAATATGTTGATAGTTTAGTATTTGGATTAAGACCCAAACCTGCGGTTGATGTTGCTACAACAACATCATTAACATATCCGTTTAGTGGGTTAACTACGATTGATAATATTACTTTAACAACTGATAAAAGGGTTTTAGTTAAAGATCAGATTGATAAAACTCAGAATGGTATTTGGATTGTTAAATCGGGATTATGGGTACGTGCTGATGATTTTGATGGTTCACCACAAGGTGAAATTGTGAGTGGTAGTTATGTGTTTGTTTTAAGTGGTGATACGAACAAAAAATCTTCGTGGATTTTAGATACACCCGATCCAATATATGTGGATGTGACACCACTAAATTTTCTGTTATTTGATTTAGCACGTGAAGTTAATGAAGGTATTGGTATTAATATTACATCAAATAATGGTGTTAATGTAATATCGGTTGATGGCGAGAATTTAGTTGGTAATTCGTTAGTTTGGTCTGGTGATACGTTTAATGTTGATGTTAATAGTGGTAGTTTATACACAACATTGAATGGTAAGTTAGATAAAATTACATTTAATAATTTTACTGGAACAACATTACCAAATAATTACGTAAGTAAAAATATTTATACTGGATATACTGGTACAACAAATCTTAGAATAAGCAATATTGAAACAAATTATATAAATGCTGCTAATAATGGATTAACTAAATTAGGAAATACTGTATTGTTTGGTGGTACATTAACTGATAATACTTGTATTAATCTTGATACAAATGATTTAATGTTTAGGAATTCATCAAATTTAAATACTGTATTACATTTACATTCTAATAATATCAATAATTGGATTTCATTATCAACTACAGATACTGGTAATACTAAATGTTCTTATTTAAATATTAATACTAATTGTTTACAATTTGAATATTGTCAAGACACAACTAATCAACAACTAATTAGTTTGTGTGATAAAACATATTTTAAATCTAATAATGGTTGGGTTTTTGATACGTTTAATTGTAGTGGACATGGATTGATTAAGTACGCAAATGATTACACTTCATTAATGATAAATCCGAGACAAATACCAGATATTGGATATGTGACTGGTATTACCTCTAATAATCTTGTTAACGTATGTAATGGTTTAACTAAGGTTGGAAAAACTGCTATACTTGGTGGTGAAATTACTGGTGATACTTGTATTTATGCGGTTAATGGTGGTAAAAACATTTCAATAGATTTTAAGGATAGTGAAGGTAATTTATATATATGTGCAACGGGTGGTGGTAAAGTAAATGTTTCAGTAAATTCTGGTATAACATATACTGCTAATTATTCATCATCGTTCGTTAATCGTTCACTTGT